AAAAAAGTTATTAAAAACTCTTGACATTTAAACACAAAGCCGAGCGGGAAAAACTTTAAACAACTTTAAAACTTGCTTTAAAGTTTGCAAAGCTGTTTCGCTTTTAAACTTTAAAGCTTTAAAAATTATTTTTTGTTACAAAACCGAGAATGATTTTTGTTTTTGCGTTTTAAAAAATGAAATTCTGAAACTTTTAAAAGGCCAAAAACAGCGTTTTTACGTTGAAAAAGTGCATTTTTTTGTTTCGCGTGAATAAAATTCGGTTGCGTGGTAGCTTTGTATAGTGGAAAAAGTTTTTTTAAAGTAAATGCGAAGCTTACAAGCAGACGAGGCAAGGACGGTTCTCATCAAAAACCAAGAGAACATTGTCAGAAAAGCGGCAAGCGGAAAAGTTTTGACCGCTCCAGAAAAAGCAATTTTAGAAAGTATCGTTTCAAAATCGTTGACCGCTCAAGAATTGGCCGACGAGCTCGGGATTAGTCGCCGAACAATTTTTTATTTAAGGCGCAACGCTGACGGCCCCGCGGGAACAAACTTGGAGGAATGGCAAGAATTTTTGGAAGCTCGCGCAATCCTTGACGACTCAGGGCAAAACGATAATTTGCTGCCCGAGGAATTGCAAAAAACAAAAGCACGACTTTTGCGGGCTCAAGCGGGCAAAGAGGAGGCTTTGAGAAAGCTGAAAGAGCTAGAGCTTGAGCAGCAGGAAAAGCAACTCGTTCCATCGTCGGCGGCGCAAGAGGTTATCAAAAAAGTTCTCGGCCCCGTTCGCTCGTCGCTTGACAGCTTGCCAAAATTAGTTGCCCACACGGCAAACCCATCCGACCCGTTGCTTGCAGAGTCGGCAATTGAGGAGGGTCTTGATTCAGTTTTCAGACAAATAGAAAAACATGCAAAAGCAAAAAGAGAATAAACCGCCGATCCATTGCGCCCACAGCAAGATGATGCCTCTGGGGGAAATGGTCGAGCACCCCAAGAACCCCAACCAACACAGCCCCGCGCAAATTATGTTGCTGGCAAAAATAATTGGAGGCCAAGGCTGGCGGGCTCCCATTGTTGTGAGCAAGAGGAGCGGCTACATTGTCGCGGGTCACGCTCGCCTTAGAGCTGCAAAACTTTTGGAGCTTGAGAAAGTTCCTATCAGCTTGCAGGAATTCAAGACAGAGGCCGACGAGCTTGCCCATTTGATTTCTGACAATCGAATTGCAGAGCTTGCCGAAATGAATACGCGAGCCCTAAAAGATTTGCTCATTGAGCTGGACACGGGGGAAATTGACATGGAGTTTACAGGCTACACAAGCAATTCCCTCGGTCAGTTGATGCGCGAGCTAGACGGGCCAGACCCCGCAAAACCCCAAATCAGTTGCCCCCATTGTGGAGAAAAAATTAATTGACCCAAGCCCAGCCTTGACCCGTGAGGCGTGGTCACTTTTTAAACGCAAGAAAAAAATCGGCGTTTTAGATTGGGCAGAGGAGAGCGTTGAGCTGAGTTCACGGGTCACAGAGCAGCCGGGGCCATACAGCACCCGAATGTACCCCTATGTGAACGAGGTTCTTGAAACCTTAACCGATCCAAAGGTGAGCCGCGTCGGGCTTTGTTGGGGGTCGCAGACGAGCAAGACGACAAGTTTCTATATAATGCTCGGCTATACAATTGACCGCCGCCCTCGTCCCATTCTGTGGGTTTTTCCGAACGATAACCTTTGCCGATCTTTTGCCTCTGATCGCTGGCTGCCTTTTTGCCGTGAATCAAAAGTGATCGAAAAACATTTGCCGCGCTTCACTGATGGTTCCATCAATATCGAAAAATTTACTTTAAAAAAGCAGGAGTTTAAAAGCTGCACAATGAACTTGGTTGGGGCTGGGTCGGCTGCCAACATTCGCTCTTACCCTGTCTCGATTCTTGTTCTCGATGAAATCGACGTAATCCCAGAGCAGACGCGCAGAGAATGCCTTGACCGAATTAAAGGGCGGGCCGATTATAAAATTTTCCAATCATCAACACCCATCGAGGAATTCGGCGGCATCTGGCAAGTTTTCAACGAGGGCGACAGGCGGCGTTTTTATATGCCGTGCCCGCATTGTAAAAAGGAAATAATTTTTCGGCTCAAGAATGATGCTGGCGAGCTCAATTTAAAATGGTCAGACAAGGCAGAGCTTGAGGGCGATTGGGATTTGCCCAAGGTTCTTAAAACGGCTTTTTATCAATGCGAGTTTTGCGGCAAAAAAATAAACGACTCGCACAAATTTAAAATGCTTAAAAAAGGCAAGTGGATCGCGACAAGCTCAACCTCAGAGGAGGGCTCTCGCACTTACCATCTGAACAGCTTTTATTCTCCCATTATTACTTTCGGCAGGATGGCGGTCGAGCACTTGAAAGCCACGCGCTCAGTTCCCGCAATGCGGGCTTTTGTCAACGGCTGGCTGGCGGAGCCTTACAAGGTAGACGCGGGAGAGGTTGACCCCTCCGCTTTTCAGTCACTCGAAAAGGAGGGCATTGAGCGCGGGGATATTGTCGGAAAATATCGAATCATTTCCGCAGATGTTCAGCGCGATTATTTTGTTTGGATCGTTCGCGGGTTCGACAGGGACGGCACAAGCTACTTGATCGACAATGGGACGGTTCCCGCTTTTGACGATTTAAAAAACATCGTTGCGCGGTATGAGGTCAATTATGGGGTGGTTGATACTGGCTACCGAACGCAGGAGATATATGAGCAAATTTTCCCCGAGCGTCATTTCTGGTTCGGCGCGAAAGGCTGGGCAAAAATGCCGTTGCCTTTTCGCATGACAAAAATTGACCCTTACGCAGTTTTCCAAAAACAATCACGGCGCGGCGGGGCTCGCATAAATCTTTTCCATGTCAACAAAGACATTTGGCAACAAGAACTTTTAAAGAAAAGAAACGGCTCGGCGCACAATTGGTTTTTATATGAGGGCATTGATCGCGAATACGTTCGCCAAATGGTGACAACAAATCTTGTCGAAAAGATAAACCGCAAAGGGGCAAAAACTCGCGAATGGGTGAGCGGTCGAGATGATCATTATTGGGATTGCGAGGCCAACGCCCTTGCCCTTGCTGCGGCTTTCGGGATTGGCGCGGCAAAGGTTGAGGCAAAGGAGCTCCCAAAAAATAAGGCTCCGCAAGCAGAGCCTCAAACGATTTGGTGAGTGTTTAATTTTTAATGCCGTGCCTCGCGAAAATTGCGGCTGCCTCGTCGGAGCGTTGTTTCCTGCTCCTTATCTCCTTTGCCTTTCTCAACGCCTCCTCGATAATATAAAGACCCTGTATGTCAGCCTCGCCGCTTAACGCTTCGGCAAGGTTGTTTGCTGTTTCGCCGATGGTTTCTCCCCTGTAGGCTATTGGGAGATGATGGGTTTTTGTCGTTTCGGTTGATGTCATTTTAGTTTTCTCCGTTTTTAGTTTTTTTCGGTTATGTTAAAAGAGGGTTTTGCGGTTTCCAGAAAAGCAATCTTTGCTTTTGCTTTTGCAACAACTGCGGGCTTTGCGCGGCAAGAGTAGTTGTCGAGCCAAGATTTTGCACAGCGGAGACTTCCCGCAATGCTCATTGCCGATTCGTGTAATCCAAGTTGTGCTGCCATTTTTTTTGCATCATCGAGCGAGTGGGCAAGGATTGAAAATTTTGGGCTTAGGTTAACCCCGATAAAAGTTCCGCTTTCCTCGGCGGTTGCGGTTCCTTGCTTTTTTCCAAAAGACTCAATCTGAATTTTGCGAATCTGAACCGTAACCTTTTCGGTCTGGTCATCTGTTTCCCAATGCCTAACCTCAAAGGCTGTTGACCCCTTTTTGAATTTGGAATTGTCAGACATAAGGTTTGCAAGCCCGTCGGCCTTTTGAAGTTTTGTCTCGTTCGTTGTTGTCATGGTTAGAAGTTAGTGCAAAGCGGCTGTGCTGTCAACAGAAAAAATGATTTATTTTTCTTTTTTTTTCGCCATCAATTTTCTGGCTTATTTGCCCGCAAGGCAGTATTTTAACCAACTATGGCGGGCGGCGGTTTTCGCATGGACACGGGGCCATTCATGGCCTACCTCAAGAACCTTTCTACAAAGGCGAACTCTCCGCTTGGCGATACCATCGAGGTTGAGGTTGTCAAGGTGCTGCAAAGCGCAGCCAAGAAAACGGGCCGCACCACAATTGACAGAGCGGGGGGCAAGTTCAATCCGCAATCAAAATTTTTCAAAGGCTGGGTGAGGATGAACGGAAAATTTTATTATGTCGGGAAGACTCAAGGCGGCAAAAAGGGCTTTCGCTATTCTCCGTCAATGTGGGCTCGCTTGCTGCAGCGATTAGCTGCCTTGCGTAAACGCGCAGAAACAAGAGTTGCACTCAGCAAGGCCGCATATTATGGAGTAGGCGCATTTTTAAAGTTGCGCCGCTTTTCCACGGGGTGGGGCCGCGACGAGGGAAAACTAAAAGAGGCGTATTCCAAAAGCGGCGGCCTCGGGGTGGCGGCCAGCCGCGGCCCGAAATGGTCAAAAACTTATACCGGGAAAAAAAATCTGCGGGGCAATCACCCTTCCATTAGTTTTACTATAAGTTCAACGAATACGTTCAACCCTTTCACCAAGGGCGCGGGCGCAGTCCAAAAAGCAATGAACGGACGCATGAGGTATTACGAGGAGGCCGTTGGCAGTCGCTGGCATTCAGTTGCCAAAGCGATTGCGGCGGCGTATCCTCATTTAAAGATTGGCCCTTTAAAATAAAAAAATATTATGGCAGCAAACTACTCAGTTGCAGATTTAACAACGGCCCGAGATAATTTGATTACGGCTTACACTACAATTTCAACGTCGCCCACAAAGCAGTACACACTGGGCGACAGGCTTTTTACTTACGAAACGCGCCACGAGCTTTGGGAGGAGATTGAGAGGTTGACGCGGCTCATACTTTTGAGGACAACGGGCAACTCGGCAAATGCTCGCGGCTATAATCGCATGGATTTTAAAAGTTGGAATTGATTATGAAAGTAAAAGTAAACGGAAAGGCAGGATTTTTTAAGCGAGCCAAGGCGGCGGCGCAGATGTTGTTTGGTTATGATGCGGTGAAGCAAACGCGGAACAGAAAAAACCGCGGGCTGACTCCGTTGCGCGAGGAGGAAATTGAGCTCAACAGCCACGACCGCGACAAACTGATTTCGACATTGATGAATTTCAAGCGAAACAATCCCGTCGTCAAAGCAATTTCACGGCTCCGAAAAACTGACATTGTGGGCGCGGGGATTAATCCGCAGCCGCAAACAAACGATCAAGATTTTAACGCAACAGCAACGGCCCTTTGGAGGGAGTGGGCAAAATATCCCGAGGTTACTAATTCGATGGACATGGCGACCGTTCAAAAGGAGATCATTGACAGCACTTTGTTTTATGGCGACATAGGCGTTTTATTGACCAGAAGCGGGCATCTTCAATTACTTGAGGGGAACAGGATTGGCAACGATTATTCCCGCTCCGTATGGACTGAGCAAAGCCCAGACAAAAACGGGGTCATCATAAACAAGCAAGGGCGTCCCGTTTCTTACAAGGTGGGCGAGCGCGTCAATGGGATGTTGCAAAATACTGTAAACATTCCAGCCCGCAACATGATTTTATTTTTTAAGAGGATCAGGCCGAGCCAATGGCGGGGGGTTCCCGAGCTGGCGTCTGCCGTCAATGCGTTGCAGGATTTGGACGAATACGAAACAATCGAAATGATTTCGGCAAAGGTTTCGGCGTCGCTCTCGGCGGTTGTTAAAAAGGAGGGCGCGGCGCAATTTGAGATTGTTGACCGCATGAACCCAAGCGAACAAGATACCGCCGGGAGGCTTCAGCGATTTGAGCCGGGAACTTTTCATTATCTGGAGCCGGGGGAATCAATCGAAACAATCAGCGCAGGAGGCCGCCCAAATGTGGATGGCATCGATTGGTGCATTTATAAGCTGCGCCAAGTCGGGGCGTCGGTCGGCGTTCCTGTTGAGATGATTCTTGCAACCATCGGAGAAAGTTCCTTCAGTGCCTCGCAAGGCTTGGTTCTGCAATATCAAGGAGCCGTTGAGGAGGATCAGCGGGCACTAACTCAGGTTCTTGACCGCATTTGGCAATGGAAAATTAAAAGGTGGATCGCTGATGGAAAGCTGCCAATGCCGAAAAACGAAAGCGAGATTTTTAACGTGCGCTGGCAGTTGCCCGCTTTTCGCTGGATTAACAGGGTCGCCCAAGTTGCGTCCGATGCTAAATATTTGCAAATGGGTGCGCTCACTCTTGACGATGTGGCAAGCCAGTTTGGAGAAACGGCAGAGGCGCAGCTGCGCCGCAAGGCTCAAAATATTTTAACAGCAAAGCAGCTTGCCGAGGAATTTAATCTTGACAGTTATCTCGAACTCATGAATTTTTACAACGTGAACACATCCGCGAATTACGCTGATATTTCCAGCGCAGCGGCAGCCGACCAAGAGGAGCAAGATTTATTATGAGAGAAAAAGTTTTAGCCTACTTGAAAAAGCCGAGCCCCAAGCTGCTTGCTGAACTTACCACAATGGAGCAAAAATGGGTCAAAGGGCAGCAGGACGGCGACACCCCGGCGACCGCGAAAAATAAAAAGCCTTGATGCGTAGCGCAGTTTTAGAGCTTCAAGCCAGCCTCAACGCAAAAGGACGCTCTCACGCGGCGTCTTTGATAAAAGCGGGAAAGGTTAGCCAATCGAAAGAATGGGACGGCCCAAGCGCGGGCGTTGAGAATTCCTATCTGGAGGCGCACTCGTTTGCCGACTACGGAAAATGGTTTCTTGGAGTTGACCCAGACGCTGACCCAGAAACTAAAGGCCATTACAAATATCCCTTCACCGATGATTTCAAAACGGTGAGCTTGAACGGCTTGCGGGCTATCAGAACGCGAGCCGCTCAAACGGGCGAAACTGAAATTTTCAATGCAGCGGGGCCGCTCTTTGACGGCGCAAAGAAAAAACTCGGCCTGAGTTCCCCGGTGAACCTTTTCGAAATGCGGGCACGGCTCGAAAACGTGCAGGAATTTCGCGGGGTTGACGTTGAGGCGGGAACCATGTCAGACGTTTCAATTTTAGAGGAGGGCGAGGCCAAGGGCCACGGCGTTTTGATTACGCGCAAAACTCTTGAAGGGGCCGCGCAAGCGTTACAAGGGAAATCCTTGCCCGCGTACATCACTCACACAAATGCGCAGGACGACCGCCTTAATACTGAGGTCGGGTTTTTCTCTGGCTTTTATCTTGATGGCGGCTGTGAACACGCGCCTTACAGCTCCGATTGGTGCGAGGATCGACGCAAGACAAAGATTGACCCCGAAAGCGATATTGCGCCCGAGGATCGCAAGCAAGCGAAAGAGGATGCGAGAGCGGAGCGAGCCGCCAAGATTCAACGCGCAAAAGAACGCGAGGAGGCGGGGTTAAAGCAGACGGGGCCGAAAAGAAAATATAAATTGAAGGCGCGGCAGTTTCAAGCTTTTAATTCTTTCCGAAATTATCAGCCAGAGGCGTTTTCCCGGCTTTTTGAAATGGCCGAAATATTGCCCGAAAATTTTGGGGTGTCTCTTGTTTTCGAGGCGCGGCTATTTTGGCAGATGAGCGACGACACCGAGCTAGAGTTTGATGGATGGGACGAAAGGCCCGAGGGCTCGCAATACGAATTGCCCACGGTTGAAGTTGTGCGGGTTATGTCTGCGGATTTCGTAGACAATCCAGCCGCCAACAGCAGCCTTTTTTCAGAAATAAAAACCACACAAAAAATAATGAAAACAGAGTTCACAACTGCGGCAAGCGAGGAGCTTGAGCGACAAAAAATAGAAGCGGGGGAAATGGAGCAAGCGCAAAAAGCGAAAGCGGATGCCTCAGAGCCCAAAAAGAAAAAGCGCAAAAAGCTTTCGATTCCTGTCGAGGTGCTAGAGGAGGACGCCGAATTTACCGAGCCAGCCGAGGAGGCTGTTGGGGCAACGGCTGACAACGCCGTTATTGCCGAGCTTGAGGGAAGGCTGAGTGAACGCGATCAACTGATTGCCAAAATGAGCGAGCAGCTTCAGAGCCATTCGGAGCAAATCGCAACGCTCAAGGAGTTGCTTGCTGGCGAGGAGCCAATTGCTGAAGATGCCGCCGACGAGGAAATTTCCGAGGAGCAAAACACAAAAGCTCTCAAGGAAAAGGCTGTAAAAGAGGTTTTGGAGCTCAATGAAACCATGACCAGATCAAGCGCGTTGCTTGAGGTTGGGAAAAAGCATCCAGAATATTTTAACAACTAAACCACAGGGAGAAATTAAAAAATGGGTTCAACAACATCACAAGCCAGTGGCCGCACGTTTCAAGCGACGGCTGCCGCAATAGACGCCTACAGCCTAGTGGCTCTTGATTCGTCAGGAACGATTAGTGTTGCGGGCGATAACGCCACCGATCATGTGATTGGGGCCGTCACTGAAGACGTAGCCGCCAGCGGTTATGGTAATGTTCAGCTAATCAATTCGGGCGGCACAATGGAGTGCCTTTGCGGCGGCGATACGATTGCCGTAGATGCCATCGTTTATACAAACGGCACCGGAAAAATCGGAACCGATAACACTAATGTTAAAATCGGCTATGCGCTTCAAGCCTCATCCGCTGATGGTGATGTGATCGAGGTTCTGATTCACAATCACGTTTTTGCTTAACCCATTAAACGGAGAAAATAAATTATGAGTATGTTCGCATCATCCGCCGCCTCATTTCAGCCAGTGATTTCAGAGGTGGTCAACGCGGTAGACCGGCAAGTGTATGCTGGGCCACAAATCTTACCGTTCCAACCTGTCAATATTCGGCAAGGCAAATATGTAAAAGTTGAGTCAGCGCAATATGACAACGACGCATCCAAGCCAAGGGCCGCGGGTTCAAACTTTGCTCAAGTGTCTGGTGAGTATACCTCTGCCACATTTTCTTGCCTAGAGTACGGTGTTGAAAATTCCTTGGACGACATCAACACCGCCGAGGCCGAGACAGATGCCCTTTTGGATATTGTTTCAGTTGCCGCGAATCAGCTTGCCGACGATCTAATGGTTGGGCACGAAATTCGCGTTGCCAGTGCCTTATCGGGATCGGGATTCAATTCTACCGCAGCAACCGCGGCCATGTCAGTAGTTGCCAGCGCGACACCTATTGCGGATATTGGCAACGCTGTGCTGCGGCTAAACGCTGACGGCATCACAAAAAATATTCAGCTAATTATAGAGGCATCTCTTTATCAAGAGATGACGCAAACCGATGACATGCGGAATCTCATCAACGGCAGCGGTGCGTTTTTCTGGTCACAGGATCAAGTTGCCCGCGTGCTTGGTGTTAATGGCATTGTGATTTGCAACAGCCGCTATAATTCTGCAATGAAAGGACAAACCGCCAGCCGCTCCGCAATATGGCCGACAACGAGTTTTTACGTTGCGTCCATTGCTGATGGCCCGCTGAGTAATGGCGGCATCGGTCGCACGATGTGTTACACCGAGCGCGGCGGCGATTTTGTTTCCGAAACTTATCGCACGGAACAACCGCCAGCCAATGTGATCCGCGTCCGCAATTCGTGCGACGAGATAATTATTAATGCGAACGCTGGTGAAATAATCTCAGGCGCATAAGGCTACCGTTTGGGGGGGAATAATCTTCCCTCACCCTAGAGCTTGGCTATTGCTTTAGAGGTGAGGGAAGTCTTTTAAGATGGCAAGCTACACAACCGCAATGCTTTCGGCGGATATGGATTTCGCCTTAAATGATTTCCAAGTAACGCTGACAGTTATTTCGCCCGCTTCAAGTGCTGATGTGGAATTCACCGCAACCAAGAGAGCTTTGCAGGACGCTTTTGCGGTTCAGGAAAACGGGCGGGAGGTGACGCTTGACACCCGCTTTTATCTTAACATCAATGGCGTTTCTACCTATCCGAAAAAGGGCTGGGTTGTGAGCGACGGCACAAACAGTTTTAAAGTCGAGTCAACTTTCATCGGTCACGGAAATGTGTCGTTGACGCTTGATTGTGTTTCTCGATATTCGCGGGGCAGATAATGGCCGCAAGCTCCTTGCATGACCTTCTGGATTTTGAGGTGCATTTTGAGGGTGCCGCCGCCACCTTTCTTAACACGGCGACGAGCATTGACGTTTTCACGACCGTAAACGCAACCGACCTTGTTGCCCCGCGGCTTGAGGTTCAGTTTGTGGCAGACCAATCCGACCCAGTGACATCACTGCGCGGGGGCGGCGCGTCACCGAATACAAAAGATTTTGTTGACCTCAATGCAACTTTTAATGTGCGTGTTGTTACAGACAACGCGGCAGGAGGCGCAAGCGATCACGCAACCTACAGATCAAAAGTCAGGGCCGAGCTTTTATATAGCGGGGCAAATTGGGGCAGTTCAAACTTGCCTTATTATGATTTAAAATGGCTTCAGCCGGGGGGCTGTTCTTACTTGACAGACGCCGACTTTAATATTAGTGAACTCTCTTGGAATGTTCGGTTTGCTATTCGGGACGACGCTTGGCCTAGCTGATAAAATACGCGCCGAAAGGCCGACTGTTTAATATAAAAAAACAAGGAAAACTAAAATATGGCAATCACCTCAGACGGAACCCAAAGTTTTGGAATCCAAGATTCTCCTGTCACCATCAACTCAATTACCTACGTTATGGAAAACGCGACTTTTACTTACGGGTCAAACCGCGTTGACATAAATGACAGCAATGGTGAGCCGCTAGGTTCGACTCTTGTGCCGAACAGGATTGAGGGATCGGCAACATTGCAATACTCAACTGATTCAGACGCAACGGCACCCAACCCGTCCATCGGCCATGAGATCGTCACGTCAACAACCAACGGGCGCAACAATGGGACTTATGTGATCACCGAAATCGGCGACGCGCAGAGTCAAGGCGACTACGCGAAATGCAGCGTTTCGTTTTATGAGAAAATAAATTAAGGCTCGGCAAATGAAAACCTCCGCGCAATTGTGGGAGGAGTACAAGCCGAAACTTGCGGCAGCTAAAAAGCTAGACCAAAAAGAGGCGTCTTTGGTTTTCCTCGTTCAACCCGTTAAGGTTGGGAGGTTCCAAGTAGCCCCTTTCTCGATTCGGCGGCTCCTCTTTTTGGATGCCGTCGAATCTCCTTTCATTGGGGGCTCGTCACCCATTGGCCGCGAGTCGGTTTTGCGAGCCCTCTGGGTGTTGAGCCCAAAATTCACGCCGTCAATTTTTTTGGGGCGGTTTTTTGCTTTTAAATATTTTTGGATTAAATGGGAATGGTACGCCGAGGAGCTGGCAGAATTAATTTCAGAAAGTATGGAGCTAATGAGTCAGGGGGCACGCTCTGACGATGCCGACGAAAATTCTGTTCTTTGGGTTTCCTCCATGGTGGATGTTTTTGCCTCTCAATACCATTGGCCTCTTGATCAGATTCTTGATGTTCCGTTGCTCGTCACCAGTTCCCTTGGCAGCGCAATGGGGCGGCGCATGGAGGCAAGCTCGGGAAAGGGCGCAAAAAATCCCCTCTTTAGCCGTCACGCCGACGCTTGCAAAAAGCAGTATTTAGCTGAGTCGAATAAAGCAGCAGAAAGGAGCCGAGCGCATGGCTAAGTTTTCAATAACGGGGCTGCTTGGCCTCGATACCTCGGGATCAGAAAAAAGCGTCGGGAAGCTTGGCTCTGCCCTCTCTAGTTTCGGAAAGGTTGGAGCGGCGGCTGTGGCCGCTGTCGCGGCGGCGTTGGGGGCGTTAATGGTCAAGTCGGCGCAGACATTCGTTGAGTTCGAAAAAGGGATGGCCGAAGTTTTTACGTTGATGCCGGGAATATCTAAAGAGGCGATGGGCAAAATGGAGGAGGATGTTTTGAAGCTGTCAAAAACGATGGGGATTTTGCCCGAGGAGGCGGTTCCCGCTCTCTATCAAGCCATTTCTGCGGGCTACCCTGCAGAGAATGTTTTTGAGTTCATGGAAGTTGCCTCAAAGGCGTCAATTGGCGGCGTGACTGATTTAGAGACAGCGGTGGACGGAATTACCTCGGTTATCAATGCGTATGGGCGGGAAAACGTCTCAGCAGCTCAAGCGGCTGATGATATGTTCACGGCGGTGAAGCTCGGCAAAACAAATTTTGAGCAATTATCTCAGAGCATTGCGGTCGTCACGCCCGTGGCAAAAGCTGCCGGGGTTTCTTTCAAGGATGTGATGGCATCAGTTGCCGCGTTGACGGCGACAGGGGTTCCAACCTCGGAGGCAATGACCCAAATTTCTTCCGCAATAGTTTCGATCAATACGCCGACAAAGAAAGCTGAAGGGTTGGCGAGGTCGCTCGGGGTCAATTTTGAAAAGCTCCAAAAGGACATGAAAAAGCCGGGAGGCATCCTAAATGTTTTCATGGAGTTGAAAGAAAAAACGGGGGGCAATGTTGGTCAAATGAAAACTTTACTGGGCAGAATGGAGGGAGCCAAGGCGGTTCTCTCAATGACAGCTGACGGAGGGAAAAAGCTGAGTGCAGCGATCAAGGAAATGGCCGATAATTCTGGCGCAGCCGGGGAGGCGTTTGAGACTATGGAAAACACTTTCGATTTCCAGATTAAAAAAATGGGATCACGGTGGGAGGCTTTCAAGATAATGGTTGGGAAAATGTTGGTGCCAATTCTCAAGGCCATTGGCCCAATCATCGACGAAATATTTACAATGATCGAGAAACTCCCGTGGGATGAGTTTAAGGAGGGAGTTGAGAGGGTTGCCGTTGCCATGAAAAAAGCATTTGAGGGAGAAGGCAAATCGGCGGTGAGCGATTTCCTAGACATTCTCTTTGACTTTCTGATGGTGCTGCTTGACATGGGGAAAGCAACGGCGATTTGGTATGCGGCACTTTCCAAGATGGGAGTTTTTAAGATTCTTAATACGGTTCTCAAATCTCTGGTCAAGTTGCTGTCAACAGTGGTTGACGGGTGGGCTCGGATCGGGGATGCACTGGCGGCCATCGGGCTAACCGCCGAGCGTTCAATTGAGCGAGTCGCTGCCGCTGAAGCTAAAGCCGCCGTTGCCAAGGCAAAGAGAGAGGGCCGAGCCAAGGAACTGACCAAAACAGAGGAGGAGCTGAAAAGGATTGCCAGCGGCGGGATAACCGCAACGGCCTTGGAGCGGATGGCTCAATTATTAAGCGACGAACGGAAGCGGATGAAAAAGCAATCGCCTCACTTGAAATTTGCTGGCGGTACCGATGTTTCAGCAAAAGAATTGATGGAGCTTTTCAGATCAAATCAGATGGGAGAATCGGGCGTAGGAAAAGCAATCTCAAGCACGCTTCAAGGGCTCCTCCAAAAGTCAGAGGAGGAAATTTCCACTTTCGGCAAGGAGGGCCGCGAACTTCTAATGAAAGGCGGCATCAATAGGGAGCAGCTTGAAAAGCTGATGAAAACGGGCGGCATAGATTCTTTCGAAAAATTTTATGTTGAGCTCGGCAAGGGGAATATTGATCTTTTCAAGCTCATGGAGAAAACTTTTGGCACTGATTTCGCCAACGAGGTTCAAGCGAAGCTCGGGCAATTGGGCAAGGGGTTGCCAGCGGAGCAAGCGGCCCAAGAGGCGGCAGCGCGAGCAGCAGCCGAGGCGGCGGCGGTGGCAGCGCACGCGAGCGGCCAGCGGAGCGACCTAGAAAAGAAATTTGCAAAGGGAGCCGAGGACGCCAAAAAAATGCACGAGGAGAATTTAAAAATTGGCGAACGGCAGATTGCAAAAATCAACGCAGGAAATCCATCGGAGCAAATGGCCCAGCTCGCTCAAGCAATGGGCAATTTTCAAATCCCTTTGCCCGTCGTCATAGTTGACGAGAGCCTCAAAAAAATGTCAGATTTTTGGGGAAAGACAAAGTTGACGGCGACAGTCTCGGAGAAAGATTCAAAGGAAGCGGGGGAGAGTTATAACAAAACAGTCAAGGACGACACGGGCAAGCCATTTATCAACATCAAGACGGGCAAGCCGTTAACGGGGCAAGAGCTGAAGGACGCCCAACAAAAAGCTCTCGACAATGCCAAGTCTCAAAAAGCGATTAAAAAGATGGCCGAAGAGGCGACCAAGAAAGGCAGCATTTTCACTCATGACGAAAAAACTCAGGGCGTCCTTGAGCAGCTTTTGAGCGTGATGAGCGCAGATGATTGGGAGTCGGTGAAGGCGGGGACAACGCTCACGGGGAGGAGCCTTGCAACCGAGGAGGAGATTCTTGAAGCCATCAAGTCGGGGAGGTTGTTTGAGAGTGAGCTTGGCTCTATCTCAAAAGAGCTTGAGGAGTTTTCCCGAACTGGCGGCATGGGCAAGGGCACAGGGGGCAATGTCTGGTCGCATCTCGCACAGTTACTTGGAGAGGAAAAGGCAATTGCCATTATGAAAAAAATGGCAGAGAAAGAAAAGCAACTTGCTGTTGATGCCAAGAGGCAGCGGGAGGAAACTAAAGTGGAGGTTTCGAAAGTAGAAAAGGCCGTCAAAAAATTAAGCGAGGCGGGCGGCATCGCACGACGCAGCGCGGGGGGAGGCTTGGACATGGACATTTTTAACAGCATGGATAAAAAGCTCGGCAGCATTGACAGGACGGTCAAAGGGTATTTCACAAATCAATAAATTATGGCAATCACGTTTGACGCACCTTCAGCGAATTGGGCAACGGAAAGCCGACTCTCTAGCGAGCCGCGAATTATTTACCCCATTCAGCAAAATAAAACGGCGATTTTTTACGAGCAAGATTTTGCAATCAATCAAGCTAATTTTGCCACGGGAACGCTTGACACCGCAATGGCATCAACGACCCTCACGGGCGGCATAGGGGCGAGCGACACGGTTCTACCCGTCGTCAGCACCGCAGGGTTTCCGAGTATCGGCAAGGTCAAGATTGATTCGGAGACGATCCCTTACACCGCAAAAACCTCGACGAGTTTTACAGGGGCAACCGTAACCGCAACCCATACCAGCTCAACCGCAGTAGATTCAATTGCCTATTTAGTAGAAGAAACAATGCCCAGAGCCTTGGGCGGTGAGATGGTGGAATGGACAAAAAAATTTGCAACGATTCCCGATTCTTGGTCAGATTACAATGAAGGCGTTTTTACGTTTCCCGGTTATTACAATGATGACGCGGTGGGAAATTTTCGCAGCCCTCAATCCCTGAACGCCACCATAAAATCCACGACAGCATATGCCTTGACCACTGACCCTTACACCGATCTTGATGTTGCAAATCAAATGTTTAGGGTCGTGAACGATGCTACCGACCTGACGGTTTTACAATACGTTGACGCGAGCTCAATTCCGACCTATACAACTTATACGGGCTATGTGAGCGGCGGAACCTTGATTTATGTGGCGCAATCAACCCTTGAAAGATTTGCGGGTAATATTTGGGGGCGCACCCAGTTCCAAACCAAAGCACAATAATGGGCTCATCTGGAAAAATTGCGATTGAAGATCGATCACACGGAAATAATCCGGCCACGGGGAACCTTGGCACAAAGATTGATTTTTCCATCAACGGCCTTTCTTTTCCTCGGTTGCCCAGTTTTAATCAAGGAACATTCCCGACGTTTTTGCATAGCGTCACGGCGCAAAAGGTTAAGACGTTCATTGAGAATATTTTAATGCGAACAAGTGGCCGACTGATTACAGGGAGCCCGACAGCCAACCGCATTGACATAGACATGAGCGAGGGCGGGAATTTCATGGAGCTTTGGCTTCAAACGGATTTAGTTTGGGACAGGTCGCCGCAGCTCGGCGCATGGCTCGACACAAATCAAAATCTAATATATTCGCATTTGTCTGAAGTTTTCTTGGCGTCCACCAAAGGCATCGCAATACAATCATTCGACGGGAATTCTGGATTGCTCAAGCTGGCCCGAGGCATGGCAGGGAATGACGTTGGCGGTTTTATCGGTCATCAGTGCAATGCGACACCGGACAGCACCACCTATGTCTGGCCGAATGATGGAGCAAGTGGGCGCGTCCTGAGCACCGACGGTGCTGGGGTTTTGAGCTGGATCGCCAGCGGCGGCGGTGGTGGTGGCGTTGACAATCTTCTAGTTGAGGCAAACTCGAATGGCTCAATTGCCGCCGATACGGTGGTCGATTTCTCGAACAACTCTGGAACCAATCGAATGACTTGGGTTGCGGGGAAAAATATTTATCTGCACGGAGACGACAGCACCGGGAAAATTACAATCGAAACCATCAAATCTATTTTTTATATTCGCGGAGCTGACTCGGCGTCGCAAGAGGCTGTGGATATTCTGGGCAGCACGAAAGGAACGGGGCCAGCGACTTTCCAAATTGCGGGAGGGCAAAAGTATTCCCACGGCCAAACTTTCGTGGGGTGCATGAATCCCGTTGACAATACAACTTACAAGACGCTGCCCGTCTATTTGAACTATCTTGTGCCGTGTCGGTTTCAAGTTCCAGACGGCTCTGGCGGAAATGATTTGATTCAAGGAACAGCCGCCGACCCTCACAACGTCTATTTTACGGAGGGAACAGGGATCAGCATTCGGGACAATGGCGGCGGGAATGGAATGGTGATCTCGGCGGCCAATAACGGCACCGTGACATCAATCGATGTCGCAGGGGGGACGGCATTGTCGGCAACGGGCGGCCCCGTGACGGCATCCGGAACAATCACGCTGAAGCTCGACGATACCTCGGTATCTGCTGGCACTTACGGAAGCGCGACAAAATCCGCAGTTGTCGCGATTGACGCCCAAGGCCGAATCACCTCCGCGAGTGAGGCCACGATTAGCGGCGGCGGGGGAATGACCTCGTTTGATTTTTCTGACGGCGGCAATACGTTCACGGTTTCTGATTCTGATACGGTGCTGCTCACCTCTAGCGACGGGACGGTAGTAATTGATTGCTCAACTCCCGACACGCTTGATTTTTCCGCCAGCGGCGGCGGCGGGGGAATGACCTCGTTTGACGTTGATGGTGACAGCGGCCCCGCTCAGACGATTGAGAACGGCAATACCTTAAATATTCTGGGAGGGACTGACCTCGCCAGCGTGGCGAGCGCGACGGATACGGTTACGCTCAACCATTCCGCGAGCGGCGTCAGTGCGGCAACCTATGGCGACGCCACCCACGTTGCCCAAATTGCGATCAATGCCCAAGGCCATGTCACCTCAGCAAGTGAGGTGGCAATTTCTGGTGGCGGCGGGGGGATGACTTCGTTTGATGTTGATTCCGATTCTGGGTCGGTAACAATTGAGGACTCGGACACGCTGACGGTGGCAGGAGGGACGAACGTGACCACGGCAATTGTGGGAGACACGTTGACGATAAATTCCAGCGGCGGCGGCGGCGGCGGCGGGGTGATCTTGCAAGTTTTAGGGAATTCGCTCGGGTCTACATCCAGCACCACCGACACCAGTTATGCCACTTGCATTTCACAGGCGATTACTCCGGACGCGACGAGCAACAAGGTTTTAATCGGGGGCAATATCAATATCGTCGTGCCTTATGATGCCAATTCTTATTCGGAGGGGCAGTGTGATGCTCAATTGTTTAGAGACTCAACTGAAATCGGTCTTGTCAAAACAATCATGTCGGACGATTTCGGTAACATGGGTGATGGCTCTTATGCATCGCTTTCTTGGAATTATTTAGACTCCCCAAATACTACCTCGTCCGTGACTTATTATATTAAATATAAAACTTACGATGAATCCACTATGGGAGCACCTGAGATCACCCTTTTGGATGCTCAAATTACAGTTCAAGAGGTCGATTAAAATGACAACAGAGCAATTATTTATGGTGGTGGTGGGATTATCGATAGCCGTTGGCGGTTGGTTTTTTAAAAGAATCTTCAAGCTCCTTGACGACGGAGCCTCTAAAATGTCAACTCTTGAGGTCGATGTTGCGAAGCTGAAAACAACCTCTTGCGAGACCCACGCAAGACTTGACAGGATTGAGGAAAAGCTTGACCGTTTACTTACCTGTTCCGCGAGGCCGCGAGAAAGATAAAAAGGATGGACGTCGTTATTGCATTTGTCATTGGCATGATTGTTGGATCAAGCGCAACCTTCGTTTTTGTGCTGCTGGGCTTTATGGCCTACAAGGCAAGCGAGGAGCGCGATGAACCTCTAATGCGCCAATTTTTAGATCAAATAAATCCGGACAAAAAATAACATGACAGCAAAAAAACAAACATCACGACGCGGGCCAGCAACAACAGAATTTTGGCTGACGGCAGCCGCTTCAATTCTGGGCCTCTGCCTCATGGCGGGCTGGATAAATCCCGAGGGCGTCTCGACGATTGACAAGTTGAGTGGGCTGGCCGTTGCCGCCTTGGCTAGTCTTGGGTATTCGGTTAGTCGCGGCCTTGCCAAGTCGGGGGAAAAAAAATAATGCTCTCAGCCTTTTTTAAGGCATTGGCCGAGGTCATCGCGGAGCTGCTTTCGGGTGAGATCAAAAAAGATGTTAAAGCCACTAATGCTGACCCAGTTCCCAAAACTTTGCGCGACCGTTTTCGCGCTAAGTATGACCGCTTGCGGGACAAGTAGAGTTGTCTTTCTCGATACGTCACAAGATATGGTCAGGATTGGGCCAGACTTTCCTGCTGGCACTGTTTACTTTTTTAAAGATGGGGAATGGGTGAGGAGTCGAAACAAAGTGAAGTTGCCCGAGGGGTGGTTTGCGGGGCCAATTTCAGAGAACGATAACTAAAAAAATGAAAGTGTTTGGAAAATTTTTAATTTGGCTGATTGTTCTGGGGATACCCCTTTCGCTGATTAGCTTTTTAATTATGGGGTCAATTTGGCTTTGGAAACAGTCGTTTAAATAATGGAGCCCGATTGGAGCATCAACGAGTTTTTTGCGCCTGTTTGGTTATCGGAAAAAATTTGCACTTGCGCGGAGGGTGTTGAGGTGCCCTCCCATGACGGCACGCTTGCAATTGAGCTTTCAAGCTCCAATTCATTTGGGAGCGGCGGCCACCCTGCAACAAAAGCCGCGTTTGACTTGCTTTATCAAGAGCTCCTGTCTCAGAAAGCAAGCAATTTGTTTTTTAACACTAAAGGAAAAATCAGATATCTATTAGACATCGACAGCGGCACGGGCCTTTTTCCTATCTTTGCGAAGATCGTCAATCCTGAGATCAAAACGGTTGCCGTCATCCATCGAAAAGATCGGCCAGCAATAATTTCTAACATGATAAGGAACAAAGTGCAGATTGATCAGATTGTTTTATTTGATGAGTTTTGCGACAGGGATTATTTGGAATTTCACAGAAAATTTTTTGATGTTGTCATTACTCAGCGAGGAACTCAACGCGCTGGAATTTCTCCCGCGCAAGCCTTTTCCATAATTTTTGATTTATTAAAAGATGATGGCCGCGTTATTTTTTCGGGCTACCCGACCAAAGCGCAACGGTATGTGTCTCACATTATGGGCGAGTTTTTCCGGGATGAAAAAATTAGCATTGCGCAAGGCTGGCCCGCGATAACGGGCGAACGCTTCTAGTTTTCGCTTTATTTTTCCTTTTTACCATCAGGGGCACTTGATGCACTGAAAAATGGCCCGAGGTTGCCCTGTGGCGCGTTTTCTTTCGGAATCAATATCAGCACAGCCCAGAGCACCAAAAGCCGCCACAGGGCCGCAGGGTGCCAAATCCAGCTTTTAGCCCTGTTTTGCTGGGGGTAAGAAAAAAAATAAAAAAAAATCACTTTTTCTGTCGA